ATGCGGCGCAGAGCCAGCCTAAGAAACTTGTTGCTGACTTCCTTTGTCGGGTCGGACTCCATGGTTGGCTCACCTTTTACTTCTTACCTATTCTACACTCATCCTCTAGGATGTCAAGAACTCTTTCTTTAAACTTCTTGTCCTCTAGGAGTTTCAGGAAGTCTTTGCTTTGGAACTTTTTATCTTTGCCGTCAACGCTGATAGTATACCAAGCACCGCTGCGAACACAACCAGGCGTGCCAGCGATGGCAGAAAGCCAGGAACCCTCGTCATCAACTCCAACTCGGTCATTAGCAAGGTCAAATAATACATCAAACTCACAACTCCTTGGCGATGGTCCGAAGCGAGACTTTATCGTTTTGGCACTTGTGTGAAAGCCGATGACTTGCTTCTTCTCGTTTAGAATCTGACCGTTGGCTTTGCCCTTGTGTTGAGTCAGCCAGATACGACTGGAAGCGTGGTAGGGTAAAGCCTTGCCACCTGGCTCAACTCGGTTGTCTCCGAACATCACGCCGATGTTAGTTTTCAACTGGTTAGTGAAAACCATGGCAATCTGTTCTTTGCCAAGTGTCTCTGTGACTTTCCGCATACCTTTGGCTAGTGCCTTGGCTGTCAGACCGATACGGCTGTTGGGATCATAATCACCCTCAACCTCCGCTTTGACTGGTGTGCCGGCAACGCTGTCCCATACAATACAGACCAAGCGATCAGGAGCCTTCTCACGAATACGACCGATCAGTCGCTCAATCGTCTCAAAGACTTCTTCAATCGTGCCGGGCTGAACATACAAGAAATTGTTCTTGGTGTCAAGCCCCAACTGCTCCATGAAGTCTGGAGAAGCTGCGTTCTCTGTATCAATGTAAACAGCAACTCCTCCCATCTTTTGTGTGTTCGCCAAAATCTGTGTGACGATGAGACTTTTACCGCTGGCAGATTCACCAGCAATCGTGGTGAGCTTGCCGACAGGGATACCACCATCTCGACGGTTAGAAATAATATAATCTAACAATGTCGATCCGGTTGAGATCCAAGTCTTTACATCTGTGGGATTGTCTCCGTGCAGATCGTATGCAATGTTTTCTTTTGCTGCCTTGTTTAGTTCGCTTCGCAAATCACTTACAAGGCTGTTTCCTGTTTTGTTTGCCATTTTATCTCCATAAATGGAGAGACACCTGTACCCCGTGCCTCCCTGCGGGTTTGGCGGGTCAACTACGCCAGTAAGTCTTCAAACGCAGACTCGATGTCGGACACGCCCTCAAGACCATTGTTGGTCTTCGTTGCAGCAGTCGTGTTACTGCTGTTGTTATAATGAGCAGTACCAGTGCTGTTATCGTCAGTATCCGTATCACCGAGAGTCTGACTCAAGAGTCGCTCGCAGTCCTCGTAAGAGGCTTTCTCAAACACGCTGTTTGCAGGAGTGATGTTCTGAAGAAGAGTGTTGACCTGCTCCTCAGTCTCTGCAAGCTTGCTAGTGCGGCGCATTGGGCGAACATCAGTCGTTGGGAAGGCTTGACCGGACTTCTTGCCGTAATCAATACGGATGTCAGTACCCTTCTCAGTGTCAGTGATGTCACCGTACTCGGGATCAAGAACTACATCAAGCAGTGCTTGGTAGGTCGTGCGGGAAAAGCCCCACCAGCGAACGCCCTTGTCTTCCTCACCACGAACGACAATGGGAGCAAAGACTCGCATCTTGGGCCAAAAGCGCTTAGCAGCTTCCTTGGAGCCGTCAGTGCCTTCGTTCCACAAGCGAGTTCCCCACTCTGCAATGGGATCAGACTCACCGAAAGTCCGAGGGCTGAGAATCGTTGTCTTTCCTTCAGCACCGAGACCGTAGTGGTAATATGCCTCAAAGAAAGGATCTCCGCCTTCTGGACAGACCAAACGAATTTGGTGAGTGCCTTCTTCGGGCTTCCAAAAGTTGTCATCGGTGTTGCCACCTCGGTTAGTGAGAGCAGCGTGCTTTTGCCGCATCTTCTCTAGATCAATACCCATATTTATCTCCTTTGCTGGTTAGTTGACCTTGATACTAATATACCACACCCCTGTGGTGTGTATACTGTTTTTTAAATGTTTTTTTGTTTCCCTAGGAAAAGGAACGGGTTACAAACGCCTTATTTAAGAATACTATTCTGAGTCCGCTGTTACAGCATCATCTGGGGCGGGTCCGTCCTCAATCTTGAAGATCTTCGATACCGAAATGCTGTGGATTTTTAGGTCTTTCCCTGAAGTTAGCAGGATTGAATCCCTGTAGTTCTCCCAGCTTAATTTAAGGTCACGACCTGTCTTGCCGTCATGTTCAAGAGCAACAGCTTTATTCAGTGCGTTGATCGTGTAAAGGGTGTTTGTTTGCTTTTTCCGATGAACACGGATGGTGTATAGACGAGGATTGAAAGTCTTATTCTTAGAGATGACCGCATTATAAGTCAAAAACTTATTGTTTGGATCTTCTTTGTCTTCTAGTAAAAATATGAACTTATTAGTTAGCTGTAGATGGTTTACTATAAATTCAACTTCTTTGAATATCTCTTCTTCAGATAGGCTTTTCAAAAAAGATGCCAGCAATACTCCTCGTGGTTGACTCATCAAAAAGGTTCCTCTTAGTCTGTTGTATAAATAGTCCGCTGGATGACAAAGCGATATTATATATGCTCTGGAACGTTCTGAATCTTTGAGGAGTAAGCCACGCAAATAACCATTATTTTGTCGAAACTTGTTGGATAGACCGAAAAGCTAGTGGAAACGCCTTCTTCTTTATAGCTTTTCACGTGAGCTTTAATTTTCTTTGTTAAAGATGGGTCATCGGCAAGATCTTGCTTTGGGATCCCATAGAAAAAATGAATATCCCTAGCTTCTTGAAGTGGGAATAAAAGCTTAATATCTTGCTCCTCCTCCTCCAAGGAAGAGACGCCAAACGTTGCCAAACGAGAAATATTACTAGGTTCCATCTTGTTTGATAAAATAGACTCTGTATGACTGAAGAAGTTGACCATGGCAACAATATATGAAATGAAATGTGAAATACTTTGTTCATAGTCGTGAATAGAAACATCGCCAACCAGTGTTTCAACAGATGTTCGATCAACTAGGTAAATCGCCTCAAATACTCCGCTACGAGCATATTCCTGCAAAACACCAAATGCGATCTTATCATCACGTCGTTTTATTTCTGAAGACATTGATCTGTCAGGCACGATATAGAGAACATTTAGCTTGGTGTCTTTTATTGTTTCTAAAATCTTTAGTGATGCTCCAGAGATGGGATCACCGCCTTCAAGAATCAGCAGGACTTCATCGGATTCTTTTATAGACCTAAGATAGACAGAGACCTCGTCCTGATCGATGTTTTTTTCATAATCGTCCATCCCTGAGAATTCTCCCAGAGAAAGGCTGCCCCGCTCTCCTATTTTAGAATCTATCTTGTATATTCTGTATTCTGGGTGCTCTGTGAGATGCTCGGCAATCAAACAGCCCGTCTTCCCCAAGCCAATAACTTTATCCAAACCTTATTTCCTTCATAGAACCCAAGGAGTTACCCTTTTTTACATTTACTTCAAATTTACCAAAATTTGTTGACGACATCAACGCCAGCAATGACTTAATTAGCTTTTCATCTTCTTTTTTCATGTCAACCACAACGGCATCATGAATGAGAAAGGCAATATTTGACCCTGCGGACTGTGTGCGAAGCAAGTAGTCCATTTTTACAGCCTGCTTTAGAGTCAATTCTGCGGCAGTTGATTGAACTAAGTAGTTGAGAGCGTGATGGCGTGAAGTATCCGGTATTTCCTTCCTAAATGGCGTTGTAACTGTCTCACCGTCCCAATATTCTTCGAGTAGCTTGTCTTTTTCGTAAAATTCAGCCAATTTAGCCATATCTTTACTTGACACAGCAGTGTTCGAGCCATATAACCATGCAAAAAAGGCTGTTTTGGCATCGCCACGGGTCACAATCTCTGTAAAAATATCATTCAAGTGGAATTCATGAACATCTCCGACTGGTTGGGGCTTGCCAAGCAACCCCAACAAGGTTCGAACCTCAGCACCGTTGAAATCCAACTCAACAAAAAAGTCATTCTGTGGTTTGATAGCAGACCTGAACTCTTTGTTGAGCGTCAGGATCGGGAATGACCCTTTCTTTGTTGTCAATCTGCCAGTCTTTGTGCCAAACAAATTATAATCAACACGAGGGTTGTTCGCTAGTAGTGAAGTTGCCTGATTCTTCAGCTTGGGAGAAGTCAGAAACGACCTGACCATTCTTTGGTCTACTGTTACGGTTCTCCCTTTGATATCCTCTAGCATCATTGACACATATTTGTAGAATTCATATCTTGAAGGCTTTGGGACCGTCTTTATGATGTGTTCACATATTTTATTTTTTACCTCACAAAAGTCAATCAGAAACCTTTGCGGTACAAGATCAAAAAAGCAGTTTTCAAAAGTGTCAACCTGAGATATAGCCAGGGAGCGCTTGAATGCCTGAATCTTGGAAGAGACATCCTCCCAATCTTCCACAAGATATTCTGGGATATTATCCGATATCTTGCCACCTTCAAGATACAGGGAAATATACTCAACATCCATGTCTCTGAGGTACGGAGCGTATTTCCAAGTTTTTGTAAGGTTGTCTGGGAACTTTTCTATGTCGAATAATAATTCGTTATGTGTATAAATTCCGACGCACTCTGTTTTGTCGTCCAGTGTCTGAAAGATCATCTGTTTCCTCGTCAGAACTAAGTATATCTCTTACTGTCTCTATTGTTAAAGGATCAGTATCATAAGGTCCAATATACTGTTCTTGTGCGAAACGAAGTGAGCGCATATATTGATTGTCTGTACTGAGATTATAAACATTCATCATTTCTTGTATCTGCTGTCGGCGGATTGAATCTATCCTATTAGGATCTCTTTCTGCTAATCTTGCGAGATAAAATGTCTTAAGTCTCCAGCGTGGTCCAAACATTGCCTCAAACTCTTCTTCGGAAATTTGTTCTCTAGGCATGGTCTCTATCTCAGGCACACAGTCAACCTGAACGTATTCTGGGCGACGAGTGACTGTTGGGAAGTTGGCAACGTATGTGTTATAAAATCCGAACAAATATGTTTGCAAAGTATCAGCATCATTTTTCCAAGTTTCATCATAAGCTGTTTCAAACAAAATATCAAACACTTGCTCTTGAGATGAAGCATCTCTTGCTGCCTGATACTCTTGATACCCTGGTTGAGGGTTTTCATCTTCATCAAAGTGAACAGCAATTCTTCTTTTCACATCTTCCATCCCTGGAACCTGCGAATACCCAAACGCCATGGGAGCTAATTCTTTCCTGAGAAGGGTTGGATCACAGGGCAACGGATCAGGGTACCCACTCTCAAATTCTTCGATTGGAACGCCATACATATATTCTTGCATTGCTGGATTTCTGAGGTCTGCGATCAGTCTCCAGGGAATATTCCTGTCAATAGAGAAGCCGTATTGCCCAACGATGTTTGCTACGAGTTCAAAGTTTTCATCCAAGTACTCATAAGCCTTTGGAAGGTCGTCGGAATACTTTTCTGTGCCTATTTCTATCATTAGTCCAGACATCAAGGGAGATAGGCTCGTTCCCTCTAGAAAACCACTGAAAGTAGTAGGTCCCACTAAAGAAACAGCGACATCAATATATTCATCAAACACCTTCATAAAATTATCAATGTTTGTTATCCTTCTATCTTTATTCCCCATGGGCAAAAAATCGCCAACAAAAGAACTATAAACAAGGTTACGCATATATATGTCATATTGCAGAGTTGGAGGGTTCCATGCCTTGATTATTGTAGGGTTTGCCCATGGGCTGTTTCGAAAAATAATATTTTGATTTGCTAACTCTCTTAGCCTCTGCGCTAAATCATACCAAGCATCGGCAACAAAGTTCAAAGCAAATTGACTTTCTCCATCGGTAAAATACAATGGTTTCAAATAGGTTTCGTCAAGTAAAACTGTATTTCCTTTAGTGTTGACGATCCCATAAAATCTATCGTCACCCCAACTATCCATGGAATTTGTAATAAGGTCAATGGGAAAGATAGTAAACTTGTACGCAAGCCTTTCTGCATGAATACTCTTAGCTCCCAAATCATTGGAACCATAAGAATACAACAAAGGGTTGTCAATCGGGGACGCTCTTCTCTGATCAGCCATTATAATTGTATACCGTGTGTTCTATGTTGAAAATAAGCATCAATTGTGGATTCAAAACCCCTGTTTGTTATTGAATGGTTAGACCTGACGACTCGATAATATCCACCTAGTGTCAATATTTGATTGGCATACTCACCAAGCAATGCTCGACTGTCAACATATATCAGGTCTCCATTTCTATGTATATTATTTCCGTACATTTTAATCGAAACATTTTGAGGCAACACAAGCGCTCTACCAAAATTAGCTCCATCCGGACCTGTTCTCATGTTTTCAATACTCATCGCTTTAAACTGAGGGACGTCCTGCTTAGAGAAGTCAAATGTTTTTGCTATTCCTCGGTCAGCACCCAAGACATAGTGGTATATGCCCCTCTTTTCATCATCCACTCTCTTGCCCTCATATTTTGCATTTGTTTGACGAGTGTATAAAACATAATAACTCTTGATCTTTTTATTATATGACGGCGCAAGTAGTCGAGGCTTTATTGTCTTAAGGCGGTCTTTATCTAGAAGCAACAATTTAGACTTAACTATCGTTGCCCGTCCTGTTGCTAGTGCAACTTCGCCCTCGGTTTTTATCTCCTCTTCTGTCATATACAATGTGTAATCAAAATTTATTCTAAATTTGAACGAAGACAGGTTGTTTAGCAACCTGCCGACAGCAGCCAAAAGTCCATCTAGAAACTGCCTAAAAGGATATTCATCAACATTTCTAGCAATTATATTATCATAAATGAACTGCGACAGGTAATCTAATGCTATTGGAATATCATAAAGGGAGTAATTTGTATTATCATTTTCAAAGCCTGGTACACCGAGCTTCTTTGGAGAAAAGGTGCCAGTAATAAACTTAATGTCTTCTCGGATCTCTGCGTTTTGCATTGCTGCTAACAAAATGTCTCCAAGAAATACATATGGAATCGGGACAGCATCCTCATCGTCTAGAGGCTCCTTATCACCCCTTTTAAAGGTAACATCCTTTGCTAGGCTGTTTTTCTTAAGGAAGTCTATTTTGTCTGCGTCTGACATCTTTGCCAGTCCTACTAATTTAGCAGCGGTGCCTTTTCCTGCTCCTTTGACTTTTTTTGCAAAATCAAGCTCAATCACATTTTCTGTGTTTGCAAAACCGTGGGCTACATACACCCTACTTGTATTTCCTGTTTCGCCAATCAAGTTATTTATCAAAGAGGCATACCTCTCGATTCGCAAAGACTTTTTAGCCCTGCCATATACTGTCTCAACTAAATTCATTTGTGAATCAAGTTTGTCCAGCTTCTTTTTATCCCCGGCGGTGGGTTTGCTATCTCCCAAAGTAGTTAGGATAAGTTGTCTTTCTCCGTCTAAATAGTCGGCCTCTCTCTTTAGCCTCTTCAAGTTCACAGGAACAAGGGTTGTTTCGGAAACAAGTGTGCTAAAGTTTTTCATTTGATGTTCTAAGTATCCATCTTTGAGAAGACTTTTGACGTCGATCTCTTCTGCTGAAACAAGAACCTGTTGGCTATTGAGGTTTCCTTTAGAAAAATTATTTTGCCCCAAAACATCAGACTCCCCCGAACTCAAGTAGTTGTCAGAAGAGCCAACATATTCCAGCGTTAGTGTTGTTGGACCCTCTTGTGAAAAGTTTACATTATAATCTACCAAGTTTAGCAATATAGTTGTTTGAGTATTTCTAACCGCCTCTTTGAAATCTTCTAGATCTTTTGCTCTTTTTTTCGCCCTTGTTTCTGCATTGGGGTGCATGTTGGAAGAATAAATGCGCTGAAGTTCTGCCTCTCTGCCCGAAGGAACTGCCCAGCCAACTAAAACTTTCAGTTGGCGAAAATCATTACTTGCTTTGTCATCAACTTCAGGTGCGTTTTTTCCTGGCTTCAAGCAGTCAAAAAGGGTTTTGTTGTTTTTCTTCAAGAATGCAATCTTATCGCCAATGTCGTTACTTACAGACGCAGCGTTAACTGTCTTTCTTCCGTTAGTGAACATAAACTTCAGGTAATCTTGGTTTACTAATTCTGACAGTGTGCCGAAATATAGCTCCAACTTTGCTTTGATGATTTTATCGCCCTCGTGTTTATTGTCATAACGCCAAGTAAATGACTTTATGCCAGCCTCAGTGCCACCTCTTTTGAGCGTCTTGTCTATCTTTCTGCTGGCTCGGGCATTTGCAAGTTTTACAATTCTTTCAGCGCTGGTAAAATCACTAAAAAATATCTCTTCTTGTTGATACTTTCTATCGACAACTTTTTTCTTGTTCACAGTTTTTATAATGTTTTTTTCAGCAACAATAAAGAACCTCAATGTTGGTTCAAGAGATCCTAATTGCGCTGGGGTTGCTTGCAGCAGTGGCTTCATATTTGTGGGATTCAATAGGCTAGAGGTTACATCCTCTGGTGCTATGCCTACTGTTGGTAAAACGTATTTATTCCTTTCTAGTGCCGCTGTGTTTTCGAACGAGCTTAGTACAATATCATTACCAGCCCTAAATATCGGGGCTGTGGCATTCATAACAAATTTCATGTTCTTCAAGAGAAGCTCTTGGTGTGAAAAAGTAAGGGCTTTTTTTCTTTCTTCTGCTTGAGCCTTTGCAAGCGCCTCAGCAGCTTTTTTAGCTGCGGCTTTTTTGCGGCGCTCTTCTTCCTGTCGCTTTAAAGCTTCTTCAATGGCTTGAGCTGCTTTATCCCCAGCAGCGGCGGCGGCTTTCCGTTGGGCTCGACTCCTATATCGTCCGTTGCTCATTAGACAAACTCCAATACATCTTCCAGAGGCAGTGGCACATAAAATAAGTCACCAGTCTTGAACTCTGCTTCAGAGGCCTTCTTGTTATACCACGCAATAACCCACCAGTAGTCTGGTGATCCATAGTACTCATTTGCTACATTATATAATTTATCTGTTGCCTTCCACACTAATGGGATATTGTTTAGGTTACCCATAAATTCATTAGAAGGATAAGAGAATCTAGGAGATTCATATTGAAACGTCTCTTCTATTCCTCTTTTCTTAAAAAATACGTTTTTATAATTCCTGTCATTGTTCAAGAATAGTTTTCTTCTTTGATACCTTGAGTATGGCATTTATCAGTCCTCGTTGTTTCCGCCGAATATATTAAATGTGCCGGCTTTGCGTGGAGTGTTCGGGTCTTTGCCCGCAGGTCCTCTGTTTTTTACTCGCCTGGTTTTGCTAATCAAGGCACCCTCAGCAGTCCTGTCGCTTGTGTATGGATAATTGTTCTCATTGATACCTTTTCCGTTATAATTTCCACCCGTTCTGGACGGTCTCTTAAAGCCTAACGAGTGCTCATGAAGTACCGTGAACTCAAAGTTCATTCTAAATGTTTTAGGGTAATACTCATTCCACTGCGGGTTTCTTCTTTTGCCATTTTTATCCTTCTTAAGGTCGCTGCTAAACATCGCCCGGCGGTTGAACATCCCATATTCAAGAGCAGGGTCAAAAGTGAAGCCGTTCATATATCCCAAAAGCCCTCTACCTGTTTTGGCATTGCGAATAAGGTTGCCAAAACTAACCCTCATAAGAGGACCTTGATTGATGACCGTTGCGCCGCCGTTTCCTTTGTTGTCATAAAGCGGGTACAAGAAACTTATAAGCTTATTAGCTTTTGCTAAGTTTTCTTCAGCATGTTCAAAAGAATCTGCGGGTACCCACCAAGCAACTGAAAGCGAGCGCCTTGTATTTACAAAGGTTGCAATAGGGTCCATACGACCGTAAACATCTTCAGCGTTCCACTGAGAACTGAAGTTATCACTAAACAAATCTAAGAAAGCTGGGAAGGCTACATCTTCTCCTGTTGGTACATGCGAAATAGTCAAGTCTTCGCCACGCTCTTTAAATTGATGACGGGAACCTAGTGAATAAAAATCTTTCTTTGCCACCTTGAATTATCTCCTATACTGCATGAACGGGGTTAACGTGCTTGAATGCTGCCTTTGCAATTTCCCCTGAGTCTACTTCGAGTACCGCTGTCATTCCTCTTTCGGCTCCTGCTTTTGTAACCCTTATAAGCTCTTTCATTAAATTTACAAGTTGGCTTAACTCGCCGCCGTCTTTTTGTGCAATCATCGTATCGCCGGCTGCCAACCTAGTCATTCCCTGACTTGTTCGAACCAGTGCTGGTCCTGATGTTATTTTGTCGTTGGCAAACTCGGCACTAATTCCAGGGACTTCACGACCGAGTCCGTACCCGGCAACCGCACCTGGAATTGCTCCGATGCCGAAGAACTTTGCGCCTGCTGCGGCACCGACGCCAGCGCCTACAGCTCCTGCTTTCAAGCGGGCTCGGGCAGCTTTGGTCTCTTCTTCCGTGCCGGTCATCGGGAGAGCCTGGTAAAGATCTTTAGCCAACAGAAGTCCAGAAACTATCCCACCTACAACTTTAACTACACCTTTGAGCGCCTTGCCAAAGAACCTGGCGATACCATAGACAGTTCCCATAAGAGACCCCACAAGTGTTAGTTTGCTGATCAATTCCCCGAATGGGCTGGTAATGATGTGGTTTAGTACTTCGGCGAAACTGTTGACCCCTGACATTACGGTTTCTATAACAGGCGCTAAGTTAATGAACAACTGCTCAGATGCGGCAGAGAATTTATCCATAGCGGATGTAAATTGTTCTAACCTCTCGTTATTGTTTTCTTGATCCCTTTGAAATTTACGCATCTCCATAGGATCACCAAGCAAACGCTCAGCAGTCAAAACATCAGTCTTTAGGATGTCTGCAATCATTTGCTTCTGGCGACGACCCATCTGCTGCATGTTCATGCCACGCATGTCAAATTCTGCTCGCAGAATCTTCAAACGGTCTTCAGCTGTTGTGGCCATTAACTCAACAGAATTAAGCTGAAGTCCTAGCTGTGCATTTAGCTTGCCGGCAACATCAGCAGAACTCTCAAAGGTATCAAACAATTCAGAAATATCGAAAGCCTGTCTAGTTGTTAGCCCAAGTGTTCGAGCTTGCTCATTTAGCCTAGTAAAGACACGAACGCCGTCAACGCCGAAGCGAGCCATTTGAGGTCCAAGTTGTTGAAAGTCGCTCAACACTGCCGACAAAGGCTGTCCAGTTCTAATAGCTAAGTTTTCTAATTCTGCTGTTGCGGCGATTGCACCGCTAGTCAAACCACCGAAAATAACATTCATCTGGTCAAGGACTTCAGCAGTTTGAGAAGCATCTGCACCCAGAACACTGAACCTGCCGGCGAGAGAGTTTACCTCAAGGCGGGTCTGTTTGTTTTGAGCATTATACATTCTGAAACCTGTGGACAGTGCTCCGACAACCTTGCTACTCTCCTCCATAGACAAGTATAGTCCATCATGACTTGATGCAAGGGCGAGTACATCTTTCCTAAGTGCTGATGAAAAGCCGGTTTGTTTGGCAAGCGCTACATTTACATTTTCTATTCCCTTTGCTGTTTCCCTTAATGCATTATTGAAAGACTTGGTCAGGCTAAGGGCCAACTCTTCAAGGTTTTTGCCGAGTTGTTTGGATCCATCAGCGCCTTTTTCAAAGAGTTTTGTAAATTTGGACATCCCAGGAATAACGGAATCCAACATTGCGCCTGATTCAGAAACTGCTTTGTTGAACTTAGCTACTGCCTCTTTATTGGCTTCTACTGCTTCCCTGTGCTCTCGAAGCTTAGCAGTGTATTTCTCCATGTTATCAGACGCTTCTTCGTACAATTGAGCATCAACCTGCCTGCCCTGCACCTTCTCATTATTAAGGAGCCGAAGTATGCTTTTTTGTTCTTCCAGTTTACGATTGAGTTCATCAATCTGTTCTGGTGTTAAAGTTCCGTCGTTCGCCATCTAACTATTATCCCTTAATAGGCCAGTTGATGCCGGCTTCTCTTTCAAATCTTTTAATAGCAACATCAAGCTTTGCTTTTTGCTTATAAGTCATAGGATCATCCAGACCATACTTTTTTATAAAGTCAAGATATTTCTTTTCATTCACCAAAGCATCGGTAAATCTTTCTATTTCTATTCTGTTGCCTTTGACTCTGACTGGAACTCTACGACCTTTGAACATCTTGCCCAAAAGATACTCAATCCATGCCGCAAAAACATGGAGAATATTTTCATTGAGTTGGTTGCCTCTGAACTGGGAAAGGTCCAGGGTATCATTTTCGAAATCAATTTGCACAGAAAAGCCCTCCGCTACTTCGTCTAATAAGTAGTTTGATAATCTAATTCTTTACGGAGTGTACTTTCTTCCACGACCCTGACTCGAAGAGGAAACCTTTTTATAGGCTTCTTGTTCTTCTTGCTTTTGTTGGATGAGTCTGTTCAAAAACCAAACTCGAACACTGACTGGTAAATTGTAGGATTCAAAGAAGCTCCAACCACCATGATATTTTAATTGAAAGATCTGCTCGTAGACACTTTCAATATATTCATCATTTAGGCCAAAAAAAGTCAGCATTCAGCGGAACCTCCATGTCCGCCGTATGACCACAATTGGGGCAATCATACACTTGTGCCAAATCAATATTTGGCACACAAGCAGAATACCTCGCTCTGAGGATTCTGCCATCTCTTGCAGGCAATGCCTGAATGAAGGATTCAACAACTAAAGGAGAAGATTCACCGTTGACGCTAACAATATAACTTCTAAACATATCCGTCATTGTGCGTTCTTCTGCTTTTCTCTTTGACTTTCTTTCTGCTTCCTTGAAAAGACGAATTTCATCTTCTCCTGTCAACATGCGACACTCAACGGCTGCCCTTGTCATTGGAAGACTTACAATGAGATTACCGTTATCCGTAAGGACAACTGCCTCTTGTCTAATGTTTTCTTCAAAATTGTTTGTTCTTGGTTCTGAGATATCAAACTCAAATTCGTCTGTTGTTCCGCAAGCAGGGCAAGTTACAGACGTCACATATTCTGGTCCGTATCCTGTTCTCCTGGCAGCAACCAAAAGAGCATTCTTATCGCCGATTAGGAGATCACTAATCCGAACACCCTCTTCAACCAATAGGCTTTGGAGCATACGATCAAGAGCTACACCCTCTTTTAATAAAGCACGGGAGGTTAGGATGTCCTCCTCCTTGGCTGTCATATATTTGATTTCAACTGTATCTTTGTTGTGAAGTGGGTGACCTTGTGGATAGAACTTTCCACCACTTGGGAGAGTTACAAACTCCGTAGGCACAGACCATGAAAAGGTTGGCTGTGATTGTGGCACACCAGCGCCCACCGTTGCAGCGACTGCGGGTGTTGGTGTGTCATCTTGTGGAGTGAAATTCTCAGGAAACCCTGTTCTATTTTCGTTACGACTCATGTATAACCTTTCTTTTCCTCAGTATAACTGAAGTTATTTCTTTTGTTTAGTCTGCCGCAGATGTCTGGTCTCTTCCATTAGCTCTTGTTTGTGTGAGCTTTGCCCAGTCATATGTGACCTCAACAGTGACTTCGTTCATATCGTCGGAAGAGTAGTCTAGGCCACCACCGAAATCGATAGAAGTAATGAAAGGATTTTGGAGTTCCCAGCGCTCAATGATTTCACCGTTCTCGTCGATCTGGTCAATGAAGACAGAGCCGATCTGCTCGGCAAATGCCTTTTTGCTCAAGCTCAACTTGGAACGAGAAGCTGTTGTTGGGAACTTGTAGCCAGCGGCTCCAAGAACATCAAGGAAAGCGTAAGACAAGTCAGGATCAACTGGATCAACCAAGGTGATTGAAATAGGATCCCAAGTAACACGACCTGGGTATTTGAAAGTGTGATCAACGTACTGGTGCTCAATTGTGCTAACATTTGCTTTTGGCTTGCTAGCAGTCTTGATTGTCCATACTGGAATTGCGCCCTGACCTAGTGTGCGGCTGCTAAACTTAAGTTCAAACCGATACCTACGCTTTGGCTCAGTTCTTACGTCATTCCAAAATAAGTTCGACATTATGTATCTTACTCCTCGATAATATAATTAGTTGCCTTTGAATTAATCCTCAAAGGCTGCCCCACTGTTTGTAACTACAAAGTCGATTGCGAAGTACTCTACAGAGCGAGTAGGCTTGACAAGCAGCTTAGCGTAAATGATGTTTCGATCAATGAGGTCTGGAGTTGTGGTGGTTTCGTCTAAGACTAGACGGAAATCATCAATACCGAACTCAGCACGAACACTTTCTAGAAGTGGTCCTGCTTGACCCAAGAAGCGATCCCAAGTATCTTTTGCGTTTGGTCCGAAAAGAAGTCGAGATGCGATGAAAGAAATCTCACGCTTCAAGAAGATCATCAAACGTCGAACGTTGATACGATCTAGAGCAGAAGCTGTTTGCTGTAGTGTCTTCTGTCCAAAGATTACAATACCTTCAGCAGGGAACTTAGCGATTGGGTTAATGTTATTTTCATAAAGCTTATCACGATCATCAGATGTGAGTCTTCTAGAAACATCAAGTACTGGTACGCCAGCAGCGCCTTCACTTAGACCGCCACGAGTAAATCCAGCAGGTGCAAACCATGGAGCGTTAAGTCTATCTGTGGAAGATAGTACGCCGAGTGCAGGAACTGTTGGTGGTACCCACAAGTTTTGGTTTGTGTTTGTGTCCAAGATGCGAACCCATGGGTAGTATGTAGCGCCATAACTGTTGTTGATGCTACGGTCTGCCAAGGTGTCGGCTGCTTGAGTAGGTGTATTGGAAGCGTTTCTAGTGGCTGTATCACCTGTAGACTCAGTGTCTGGTGTGTAGCCATACTGAATATCAACCAATGCTAGGACATCGCCACGATCTTCGGCTGCGTCAAGCAAGGAATCTGTTACAGTTGCTTTCCATACGCCTGGAATTGTTACTACGTTCATTTGAACATAATCTTTATCAGCAGCAATATTGATTGCCTTTCTTAGGCTGAACAATTCGTAAGATGTTTCTTCAGAGGCTCCGAAGTTCTTGTTCGCAAATGGCTCACGCTCTGAGATGTCATATCCGTCAAAGCCACCATGAAGTAGCGTTGTGAATCGATCGACACCTGCTGAAAGAACATTCTTATAAGAAGCTCCTGCTTGAGCACTAATACTTGCGCCAGAGTTACGAGACCCACTAACGTAGGATACTACGCCGCTGACGGAAGGTGTGATGTCGTCCAATGAGAACACCCAAGCGATATTTACAGAGGTAGTTGTAGCCTGTGTTGGGGTGTCGCCCTCAATGTCAAGGGCAGTATCGGCAGGATTAGCAGCCTCACCAAAACTAGACACATCAGCAGAACGAATTCTCAAGCAATCATGAATCTGCTGAGAGAAGAAAGTATCGTCGGCTGCACGACCTGTCCAAGCACCCCAGAATGTATTCTTAAGAGATTTTGGAGAGCCCCAACTGCTTTGACCACGAAGTGGTACAGATGGGAAGTTAATGATACCTTTCCAGGCTTGTCCTGAATATCCACCTTCAATTGGGACGTTCATGATATCAGTGGATGCTGAGGAGTGCCCAATGCTACCAATGTTACTACCGCCGTCGCCAAACAACATAGTTAGCGTATCGCCACGAACAGCAGCGCCGGGAGTGTTCAAGTTGGATGAGAATCCGCTTGACCCACTGAGGTAGCCTACATCACGATACTTTTGGGGTCCGAAGACGCCGAATGGCAACCAGCGACGCTCACCACCACCGGCAGCAACTGTATCATTCACAACAACACGAACAAAGTTTGACTTGTTTGGATACTCGCCATACTCGACGATGCGCTGCTCTGACTGGTCATAAGTGCAGTACCTGTCACCAATGCGCTTAGCGATGTAGCTATCAGAAGCTGGGTTTAGGGTTAGTCCATCGAAGCGCTCTAGGATCACTGGGCGGTTGTCTGTGTCCTGTAGATCACGAACTAGAACCGAGAATGATCCAAAGTCTTGGAAGTTTCCTTCTGGTGCTTTGATGTTACTAATAGATATTTTTACTTCCCTTTGGGTTGACTCACCTGCGCTCAATGCTTCAAGTCGGAATAGCTTTTGCATAGCCTTTGACTGATAAGCGGCATTGTTTGAACTAAGGTCCTGAGAGATGAACCAGCCTGTGGAGGCTCTTGTTGCAGCCCCACGGAAATTGTTTTGTTGTTTTGTGCTGGCTTTGCTGCCAACAGTCTGCTCGCCCATGGGCAACATTGCAGCATAGTATTTGGTAGTAGATCCACCATCTAAGACACCAATGGAAGCTGGTCCAGATGCGACGAGAGAATCTTCAAACGTTTCGCCAAGCCAGTAAAGACCGCCCTGATAAAACGCTTGTGTGGATGTTTCTGTGATCGCACTGTTTGTGATTGTTGGGTTTGTATTAAGAGCCTTACGAATGAAGTTCTCTTGATCACGACGAAGACTGACTGTTACCTTCTCGTTGATGGACCCTGCGGAACTTGTGAATACCAAAGTAATATCATCCAAGCTGGTAAGCTCAAGTATTCTGGAGCCACCCTGCTGCGTGACAGAAGGGAAGCCAGGAGTTGCGCCGGACAGTAAGGCACGACCACTATTCATGTAGATTTGTGCAGCGACAGATCCGGAAAGAACTTCGGTAGCATCATTAGACCCAGAAGGCCAGATGCAAAGAGCGTAAACACCACCAGCATTATCACCGGCAACGTCGCCATCGGTTGATACTTCGTTAACTTCCCAGCCAGCCTTGCCATTAGCAGTAGCATTGGTTGACTCATCACCCAAAACACGGATGAATGTTAGCGGGGAGCCGTTTTGTAGCCAAGCTTGAGCAGCATACGCAGCGTAAGTTGGGGCGGTCAAGTTGCCCTCACGCCAAACATCTGTGCCTTGAGCACCTGGCACGGGATTACCAAACGTTTGAACAAAGTCAGAAAATGACTCCACAGTCACAGGCTTGTCGCCAGGACCTTTTCTTGCTCTACCAATAACCAGTGGACCCACCGCCCCAGGTTGTTGGGGTAGTTGGGATTGATCGATCTCGTTGATAAATACCCCTGGGGATATAAATTTGAACTTTCTTGAAGAGTTGTCAGCCATTGATAATCCTTCTCCTCGGTTTTATAAATCGCTATTTTGCAGTATAAACATACTAAATGCTAATAATAAATAGTAACTGATAAATCCAAACACCCACCAATATCCTAATATGGTTAGCGTCTGTAACTATCTTTTCTTTGTGCCTGAAATTCTGGCTTGTCTTCTGCGACCGTTCGCTCTCTTCCAATCGTGATTTCGGCGGCAGATTCAACGACAGCAACGGCTGGTGTCTCTTGGTTCTTATCAGATCCAATAATGTGCCCCAAAACCTTGATGGTTATTGTTGACTTAAATACTCTCTCATCTGTATTGAGACCAGCATTATTGCTTTCATTTGAAAAATCTTGTTCTACAAATGCCTCGTATGTGTTTCCTTCGTAAGTTATATTAAACACAGCAGGCGTGGAGAACCTAGAAAGCAAAGGAGACAACATTTGATTCATCTGCTGTTGGTAATTAGAAATTAGTTTAATTTGATAAACCATCTCCACAAAGGTAGGAGTAGGAACAAACAAAGTCTCATAGACAACCTTTTCATTTTGAAAAGGAAATGTTTGGTAGGTTGAGTTAGTTCCTTGTCCGTATTTTTTTATAGCTGAGGCGTTTGCACGGTCTCTTGTTTTTTCTTGCTGAACCTTTCTTGCAATTGGAATTGCACCACCCTTTTTATAAAAGTCAAAGTAGGGAGGAATATAGACTCCATACCTACCTTTGTTCTGAGGGTTTTTTGTCAGAGAGGTTCGGATAATTGATATAATTGGATATTCTAACGACCTGCCATTTTTTCTTAGCTCTTGTTGATTTTTAATTTGAAATGCTCTTTCTGCTCCCGCAAAGATAACGGGCACCTTCTCAAAGCCTTCATTTGTGTCGCAAAAGATATTTAGAGAGTCATTTACATAGTCAAAAATCGCAGCGTCGATGTCCTCTAGGGTAGAGGGCTTCAAACTGTAATCTGCTTTCAAATCTTGATCTAACTCTGTCTTCTTTGGCATTTCAAAAATTCCTATGATTTCTTATGTACACCACCAAGGCTACCAGCAGGATTGAACAATCCGCTGCGAGCCTGACGACATACTGCTGTCACCTCTAGAGAAGTGCCGTCAGCAAAGTCACTGTCTTGTCCAAAAAGATATCGAGGTTCAAAAGTATCAACAATCTCAAAGAACATCTGATCATATTGCACAAAGTCACCTAAGCGAACAAATAGATCTTGATCTTCTGTCAGTCTTCTTTTATGGAAGTGTATGTTGATACTATAAAGATTATCAAACCCAAACTCTTCCTGCACTCCAGTTGGTCCAACATACTCCACTAGTGAATATGCTCTTACTGGGGGTAAGAATGTTTTATTTATTGCTTCCCCGTAAATTGGATGGTAGTTTGTTTTATCATGGTCAATTGGAAAATATAATAATTGTTGACCAATAATTCGCTCAATGACTTCGTCATTAAGTTGTTTTACAAAATTTCTCTCAGCTTTTCCGACGAAAAGCGGGGGAGGCGGCTGAGTAGGTTGGGTCCATTTATTTTGAGGCATCTATATTACCCCACATAAATGCCAGTTGGAATCTTCTGGACAACTTCAGCGACGCTGTTCTGTAGTCTCTGATCTTGTTCCGCTAGAGCGGCATAGACCATCTGATCAAGTGTCTCTTTCAGTTCGGTCCTGAGATTTAGCTGTTCCTCTTTTGCTTCTGATATGAGAGCAGACCCGTTTAGAGTAATATCATTTCCTGGGATTGGGATCGATGCTAGCTTTGATCTAACCTGTCCGAGAGTTTCCTTTGATAAAGACAAGGCAAAACGGCGGATCCACTGTTTACCAATACTATTGATGTTCTTATAGGGGACGTTAGGGAACGGAAGCGTGTTCATGTTATTTACGCCTTCAGCGCCATACTTTCTGTCAGCATCTTCATCGTATGCATCTTCAGTTACTCTAAACTCTACCCAATAGGTTTGAGGGAAGTTACTAGATGGTGTAGGATAAATTCTTAATTTGTTATTTATAATTCTAAATGATTGGTGCGCTGCCCTGACATGTAAATCTTCCTCGAAAGCATATGCCTGCAAAACATTCTGCCAAGCTGGCACCAACTGAAAAGAGCTATCATCAGCATACATGCCGTAGGTTGACAAGTTTCCGACGGCACCAATAGCATAACCACCATAAAAGTTCCACATAGATGCAGGAGTCTTATAATAAACCTTCTGAATTGTTACTGCTTTCTTGCCGACCTTATCGTGGAAAGGACTAGCGGCATTCAAAGAAGCCGTATAGATGATCTTTTGTAAATCATAGTCTTGTTTCTCATCCGTTGTATCAAACGATGCTGAATATACTGTTTGGTTTCCGCCAACACCTGCAAGGGTTCCAATACTATCGCCGATATTCCTTACATATCCCAATTGAAATCTTGGGTACTTAAGGTTTGGAGTTGACCCAGTGCCAGGAGCATATTCTGAAAATTCACCATCTTGATCGAATGATCCTGTTGTGTTTCCCAACAAAGAAGATAAAACATTCTTTGACTGGTGTGTATTGACAATATACGAATATTCTAAGCAAGCCTCTTCATATGCATTATAAACATTAGTTGGGGTGATCTCTAGATCTAAAACATTGCCACCTAGCTTGTTGTATGTGTAAGCGACTTGATCGGCAGCACCACTATAAAAAGCGTTTGTTGTATAGATATTGTACGCTAGAGTTGCTTGCACATCTGCTGGAGCACCAGAAGAAGGCAGAACAACAGCACTCGTTGTGCTAACTGGCTGTAAGTTGGTTGGCATATTTGACCCTCATTTATTGTATAAATAGTTTTCGACTTTTATAAAGTTTATGTTAAAAAGAAAACCCCGTCACAAGGACGGGGTAATCTCAAACAATATTCAAACAATATTCAAAGAATATTATTTATTGTTTACTTATTGGCAACATCCGATACAAGATCTTTACAGATGACCAAACCATACATGTCAGGACGTACCATCTTCTTGGCATAGCGTGTCATAACGCCCTTACGAGGTACAAAGTCCTCGATACCAAAGATGGTGGGTGTGACTTGTAGTGGCACGTATGGAGCATACACATAGCCGCTTTCTAAGAAGCTACCACCACGACGACCAACAAGAATGGTGGATCGTGGGAAGTATGGATCTACATGAATGTCCATCTTGCGACTAATAGAACCAACGTTTTGAGCACCCCAGGAGCCGGCTGTGTCGCTGTCTACTGCTGTAGAAGCACGGAAGCCGCTGGTGAACTCAAGAATGGAAGCTACTTCTGGACCGCAGACCACGAAGTTAGCGCCACCACGAAGCGTCTTACGGTGAATACGAGCGCTTACGTCGTTAATTGTCTCAAGTAGAGTTTCGTACCACTCGGATACGGTACCTGTGAAGTCTGGGTACAGCGTACCTGAGACGATGGATCCAGTTTCACGATCGACAAACTTACCTGGGCTACGAGACCAGTACAATTTACCAGCGGTAGCGCCTTCGACGAGATCCTTGAGGATTTCACGATCGATTTCAAGAGCAACTTGCTCGGACAAAATGCTTGTTAGCTCAACTTCAGCGTCGAGGTTGTGATAAGCATTCAAATCTTGAGCTAGTTCTGGAGACCACTTAGCCTTGAGCTTACGGGTCATTGCTGTGACAGCCACGGAATCGACCTTGATGTCGATCTCGTTGAGTTCGTCTTCAGCCTCTAGCCCCCATGGGTCTAGACCCTTGACACCGCCGGTAGCATCAGCAGCGCCGAAGCGATCCGCACGGTTATATACCGCTGTAACAGCAGCACCCTTCGCTACACCGCCAGCAGTATGTAAAAGAATAAACGATAGAGCACCGTCTGACTCAAAACGAGTTAGACGACGGACAAACTTACCAGTACCGTTGTGTGTTAATGTGATTGCTCCCAAGTTATCTCTGTTGAGTTGTGGGAACAGGGTATCAACTTCACCTGCGCCGGAACCGGCAGGTACTTCAAACTCATGCACTGATCCACCAGCGTTCAAGGTAGCAATGACATCGGGATCGTTACGAAGACGAGCTAACTGAGCGCTAGTGAGGGCACCAATAAGTGTGGCTCCGCCAATGTTGGGACCATTATCTAGGTCAGTGGATACAAGGGTTGAAGAGGCGGATGCAGCGGAGAAACCATTGTTAAGAGCATAGAAACTCTTTTCTGGGTCTTCAGCTCCATCGGAGCCCAAGTCAACACCACCGGTCAACTGGCTGGCAACTACGTTACCACCGTAGACGGATTTACCAGTTTCAGCGCCACCAAGAGAATTGGTGCGAGCGTTGTAGGTGAAATCCATGAAGAAAATGAGACCTGAAGGTAGGCTCATTGGTTGAACGGATACAAGATCCTGTGCCAAAAGGTTGCCGAATACACGACGAACGATTGGAAATGCAACTGCGGAGAAGCCCTCTACGTCACCAGTGTTCATGGTACTGGATTCTTTTAGAAGCTGGGCAGCTTGGTTCTCAAGAAGACGAGCCATGTTACTACGTGTAACATCAGCCAAACCTTCAAGAAGACCAGTCTTTTCCCACTTCTGTAGAAGTGCTTCACCCTCATTGGCCAAGGAACGAGCCTTAATGCCTTCTGTGAGTGTTTCTAATACTGACATTTTATTATCTCCTTAAATGATTTTATCAGTTTTTGTTAAGACCTGCGAGTGTCGCCCAACGATTTCTTGTTGGGTTACTCTCAGTAGTGCTTTCATCTCTACGATTTCCGCCAAGAATGACAGAAGAGGATTTTGATACTGCTTCAGACAATGATTGTGGAGCAGCCTTTTTGGTTGTCGCCATTGTCTTTTGAAGGGTTTCATAAACCAACTTCGCTTCTTCTACCGATCGTGCCTTATCAACCATCTCAGCAATTTTGGATTTTTGCTGCTCATTCAGGGAGGAGTCAGATAGTACACGGTTCGCATACAATAACCTTGCGTTGTGCAAGTTTATTTTTTCAAATGTTTCTTTAGCCAAGTTCAATGTTTCTGTTAGCTTAGCTACTTGTTCTTTTAAGTTTCCGTTTTCTTTTTCCAACTTAGCATGTATTTCTTCAACGTCTTCTTTATCCATGCCATCAGTTGGAGGAGTTTCTTGGAGTTCGTCCTGAGTTAGCTCTTCTTCGGGCTCCTCTTCGATTACTTCATCAATAACTCCCTGGGGGATGTCTACAGCCAAGACCTCTTTGAAGAGATCCACTAGGGCTTCTTCACTGAATTCGATTTCTTCATCTTCACGATTGCCTGGCTCTTCATCATCTTCAATTTCAATTTCTGAGTCCATTTCATCTGAGAGATTGTCAATCATCTCTTCACGAGAAACGCCGTCTTCAGCGGTGGCTTCGCCAGAAGATATTTCTTGGTTCAAAGTAGCACCAATATCATTTAGATCGATAACAACAGTCTCATCTTCTGAGAGGTGAGCTACTGGTACCTGATCTACTACTTCTTCTGTTTCGGGTGATTGCTCTTGAGTTGGAGCCTCTGCATCAAGCCCTAAATCAAGATCATCTTGTTCTAAAAGGCTAGTGACTGCTTCACGCACTTCGTCAGAATACTTTTCAATAACTGCCGATTCAGCATTTTTGATAGCAGCCTCACGAAGTGTTTTGGCATCTATAATCGCTTGCTCTAGCATACTAGACATATATAAGTCCCCTCTTCTGATGATAATACATCAAAAATAAATAGTTGCTACTAAATCTAAATGCCTAGTTTTCTGCTATAACATTAAGCCTAGAAGCCTGTGAGGGCGACACGCTTCCATGTGGCAGCGCCGCCAGCGCCTCCAGAGGTACAGATATAAATATAGTTAGAGTCGTAAGAAATTTGCCCTGTGGCACCAGCCGCAGTGCTCGATGCTGGAACGGATGGTCCCTGATAGACGAGGTTTGTTCCGACCCCATAATAAATGTTCCCATTTTGAAAATAGAGCGTATTGCTAGCACCATTAGATATGTTCCATTGAGTAGCGTATGTTGTTTGAGGTCCCGTACCTACCGACATAAACCACCTTCCATCAGCGTTTTGATTGATGGTCATAGCGGGGTCATTAGTACCCTCATCAAGAGCACTATCAACCTGAAAAAGGTTCATGGCAGCTATCTCTGAACCTGAGACAGCTAGCAATGCATCTGGAGCATTTGTGTTTATGCCGACAAAACCCATCGTATTTTCAATTGTTATGCGAGCCTTCTTTTGATCATCAGTATTTCTTCTTGTGGCAATCTGAAGTGCGTTGTCGTAGTTGGTGCTTGGGGCTGCCATTATAAAAAAAGCATTGGCTAAAGAATCAGTAAAAATCTCACCGGGGTCGCCGACCATGCCAATTGTTGCCTGTCTAAACGCTCTATTATCACCAGTGCCACCATCTTGGTAAAAATCGATATATGGATTATCATTTTCTCCGCCGGTTCCGTCTACGTCCGCAACCAAACGAATACCACAATCCACATTACTCTGGATAGTCAGGATAGACTCGGCGGACGAACTTAGAGTAAGGTTGGTACCACCAACAGTTAAATTACCACTTATAGTAGCATCGCCTTGAATATTGTTTGGTGAAGCACTAAAGCCACTGCCGCCGCCAAAGCCCATTATCTAATCCTCCAATTATGCGTCAATGCCTTCGCCAGTCAAGGTCCACATAGCACCGGAACCTATTCCAGTTAGTTCTGCATACAATTCAAAGTTGCTATTGTTGCCAGACGGATCTAAATTTGATATCCAAATAGACTTAGCTTTGACATTGAGAGTCACCGAAGAGTTCTTTGCATCTAAGGTGATAAAATGTTTATTAGTGATTGTTGCACCGCCATTGGCAGTCATTGAGGCAAAGTGAACCTGAATAGCGTCGTTGCCGGCAGCATCTTTGTTTATTACTGTGATTGACTTTGTTACGTTTGGGAAATCAATTTGGACCTCTGATCCGTTAGTAACTTCACTCCCCGTAAGGAAAGGCGTCCCTGAGACCTGATAAGACCCGACGCTTGCGATGCCTGGGCTTCTATTATAAAACCCTTGAAAGTGGGCGCTTTGATCTGGGGATGTTGCCATTAGCGTTTCCTCCTCTTGAAATTATCTCTAGCTGTAAATAGTTCGTTTCTTTTTCTATTCACTTGAGCTATCAATCTTTTCTTTGCTCGTTTTCTTTCCGCACCAATTACACTTGGCTTGGTGTAGTGTGTTCTACTTCTAAATTCATCAATGATTCCATCACGCTTTACTTTCTTTGTAAATCGTCGGACCATCTTCTCAGCATCTCCACCGCATTCTTCTGCTCTAACAATAACACATGTGTCGATGACTTCTGATCTTTGTCTTCTGAATCTGTTGTTTCTTCTCATTTTATTTACTTTCTGCCCTTGGAATTGGCAACGGTTCCCCAGTTCTCAAAACCGGGGATATTTGTAATGTCTAATCCTGCATCTCCAGGGTTCATCCCAGATAGCGCACCCTTGCCCTTTGATTCTTGCAAGGGGCTTGTGCCAGCAAAATACTCTGGGTTTGCGAAGTTAGATGCGAGGTCGCTGTGTGATTGATTTCCGATGGCGTCAAGAATCTCTTTTCTTTTGCTTTCCATCTGAGCGGACATCTTAGTAGTGGCGTTGGTTAGCATTTGCATTTTAGCTGCCATGTCTGTATCGTAAGACTCGGCTACAACATTTGTTGTCTTTGAAGCTTTTAGCCCTGTGGCTACTTCAGTTATGATATTAGAAAGGACACCCTCTTCGAAGATGACTTCCTTTACGCACTCCTTTATTAAAGATTTGAGTTCCGATTTTTTCATTATAACCTCTTTTTTTATGTGCCCAAAACATCATTCAAGGCACGGTTGATACGATCTGCTTTAGTTAGGGCGGTTAGACGATTTCTCATTTTGCTCTCTGCTACCAAAAAAGCACCAGATGTACTTGGCTCAGATACAAGGTCAAAACAAAGAAGTTGGAAGTCGTCCTCAACAATGGTCATTCCGTCTCTCTGGACAGTGGAGCCAACACCTCGACTAGAAATACCTAACTGGACATCTCCTGCAACAAGCTGTTTTGCAATTTGTCCTGCTGGGGTGTCTAGGATTTTGATCTTGCCCATGACATCATTGCCCTTCCACCACACCTCAGTAACAATATGGCTGACATTCGCCAGGGTCACTACAGAATGATCTGGGTGATCTAGTTCGCCTGTCGCTCTGCGCTCTTTGACGAGTTTTTCATAGTTCTTCATTTCTCGCTCTAGCAAGCTTCTTGGGTAAACTCTTTTGTTTCCGTTTGGAGTGTCTGCTCGCTGAATGGGCCCAGCCACTATAAGGTGGGTTCCGTTGCGATTACCTTCACGCTCTTCTTCGGTGAGAAGACTGTTGCTATAATCTAGATCCATAAACTCTTGTAAGACGTATTTCTTTGTCATTATATCTTTCCTAGTTGTGATTTTGTGATCTTCATTTTATGATCTCTCCATGGGCGGTAAGCCAAGCTTTGGTCTTAGATCTTCTTCCAACCTGTCTCTCTCATCGTCAGAGAGATTCTCAAGGGCGGTATCAATGTAGTACCTGAGTACGTCTTCGTCTTCCGCTGTTTTCTCGTTTTTCTCTGCCCACCCCTTATATCGATCAAGCTCTGATCCTAGCTCTTCTTTGATAAGTTGCCTTATATATTCTTTTGTTGCTTTCATTTTATCTTCCTTGAATTGCGGGCGCTACCCGCACGATACTACTACCCCTGCAACACCTGGCGACTGGTCTCAGTCTCCACTTTTGCGTCCACATCCCTTTTAACTCGGTATTCATATTGAAATCCTCCATCCGAGATGAGAGCGCATAATGCATAAGAAGTGCCCGAAGATAGAGAACCTAAGAGCACAGCATTGAAAACGCTTACATCAAAGGTAAATAGTTCTGTAAATGGGTTTAGGAACATAAGAAGCACACCTACCCAGAAGCCCATACACATTGGACAATGGAAAAAGTAGTAGTCCGGCCTGATTGGTTCTAATATTTTCGAATATGTTATTATCTGTGTCAAGCCGTAAGCACACAACACAAAATATAATAATTCCATTTTATCTCTTTCTAGTAGTAATACCCATAGCCAGCAAAAGAATAAGTTGGATCACCAATCTGATAAGCCTCTGGATTATCCTCGTAAGGGGAAATCTCTCCAAGGGCTGTTGTTTCTGAATCGTCAGGATCGGTGAAACGATCTTCAATATTCTTATCGTACTCTTTGGCAACGTCTTCATCGCCAGATGTCTCTCTAATATATTCACTGATTAGGTAAAGTACAGATTGTAAAGAATTCACCTCTGTGGTGCTATCAACTTTATATGGTGCTTCAATCATACCGAAAGCCAAGCCTGCCTGGGGCATTGCTGCTTCGGTGACTCCACCCTTGAAAAGATAGTACATCAAATCTCGCTGATAATCATAAACATCACTCTCAGCATAAGGTTTTGGAAGCGTGATTACCTTTCCTTCGTTTGGATTCACTACAATGTCGATAGACTCGTGATCATCAATAATAAGGTTTCCGTCAAGAGTCTTGGAAATCTTGAGTGCTATCTCAGCCTGAACTGGTTTTTCTATTTTTGTTAGCTTAATTTTAATTGTCATCAGATTGATACTCTTTGACTAATTTCTGTAGCTTTAGTATTTTCAGAATCTCTTTGTCTCCCAAAGTAGCTACATTCATAGAATTGATTTGCTCTAAGACTTGATTTGTGGCACTAACCATTTCTTCGTCTTGTTTTACTTCTTCTGAATCTAAGGAGCTTTCGACTTCTTCTTTAATTCTTTTCAATTCGTTCCCTGCATGAATTCGAAAATCTATAGCGTTTTGCCCAATAGAAACAATATACTTTCCTAGAAGCTGCTTTTGCTCTTCGAGAAGATGACCATATTGTTTATTAAATCTTTCAGAAAAGCTGCTGACTACTAAAGAATCAACTGGCTTGAGTGTCTGCTTTTGTTCCTGCTCGTTCATCATGTCCTCGACGATGGTCTGTTCCATTAGGACACGATTTTTGACCGATGTTTTGTCACCGAACAATTGTGCGATTGTTGCAAAGGATCTATAATTGGGAACAAAGTTATTATACACAGAACGATCAAGGTTGGTATTTATCTTTTTAATAACCTTGGACTGTTCATTGAAAATTTCTTGATGATCTATCTTGTCATAAGTCTCTCTCGCAACAGACAAAAGCTTTTCGGCAGTTTCTTTGTTTACACCCTGCTTGGCAAGAACAGAGTTGTAACAATCCAACTCTTCATAAAGAACGCTATCTTTATTAAAGTGTTCTGCTAAAATAGACTTTGCAGCCCTGGTTCTTTTCTTGTCGTTTTTGACAACTGACTTTGTTACTTCTCTTACGAGAGCCTCAAATAAAAAGGCTGTATTTCTCTTTTTATTATGCTTGACCTTCATTTTTCGTTTCCAATTGTTCTATCAGTAAGTTTATTTCATGTTGGTTGCTGAATAAGATCTGTTCTTCTTTGTTAGCCGACTCGCTCATAGAAGCTATTCCGTTTCCCAGAGTGAACATTTCTCCCGCTCCATTAAATAGTCTTCTTGAGTTTGAAGTGCTACCTACAGTTTGTTGACCAACTCCGGCATCCATTGATCGCCTTCTTGCGCCACGCTTTTGACGACCACGAGTCGGGGGATCATTTCTCATGCCGGGCTCGGGTTCTGCTAATAGTGGACCTTCGTCCGCCGGCTCTTCTGCGGGCTCTTCTGCGGGGGTGTCTCCTCCAAGATCTCCGCCGAGGTCATCGCCCAGGTCTCCCCCAAGTCCGCCGTCTGTTTCGGGGATAGTGCCAGCGCCTTCGATGGCAGCACCGAACTTAGCGTCGCCATACATTTCAATCTGTATTCTTTCTACCTCTTCGTTGTCAAGCTTGAAGACGTTCTTATATACCCATCTCTTGGAAAAGAATCCGTCGGTAGCAGCACCAGCAATATCAAACTTAGTACGAAGATGTTCCAGTTCTTGAAGTTCTGCAATTTTGGATGGGTTGTTTAGAGCTAACTTGAAAGATGTTAGATCTGAGTCTCTGTATCCCAAGGTGTACAAGTGAATAATTGCTAGCTTTTCTAACTCAGCGATGACTGTTCTTTGTAGTCTTTGAATTGTTCTAGCAAAACGAATATCCTTTTGGGACAAGGTTGTTTTGTCTTCTATTGCGTCAGTTTGAGCCAAGTAAGCCTTTGGCACCTTGAGAGCAGAGAATAGTTTATCACGAAGATAATTCACGTCATCAATGTCACCAGTGAACTGACCACCAGCCAAAGTTTCAATTCTTGTGTTACTTGCTGCACCACGAATTGGAATATAATAATCTTCATCAACACTCATGGCATTATATCGAAGATCAACTCGACCACTATCTTCATCAACAATCTGGTTTCTCTTCATCTGAGTTTTGACTTGTTCAATATACCCTTCAACATCTTCTGGAGAAATATTACCTACATCAATGTAAAATACTCGTCGTTCAGGAGATCTAACAATTCTGTAAGCCATCATAGCATCTTCGAGGAGAGTCAACTGACGCCAAATCCTTCGAGAGGGTTCTAAGACTGAGGTTCCGTTTGGAACATACTTGTCATTGCCAAGAACTCTAAAGTGGCAAACCTGCCAGTTCTCAAATGTAACACCCTTATTACCTTCAGCGCCGGTCCAAAAATATTGAATATAATTTGGATTTGTCTTGTCCGTTCCTTCGATTCTTTCGATCTCTCGAACTGGCAATGGAATTACATTTGTAATACCCAGAGTATCATCTATGTCAAGATATAAATAATAATCACCATACTTACACATGCCACGAGCCCAACCAAAAAGGTTTGACTCGATATTCAAAACAGTATACAGTAAAGTGCTGACTATTTCTTTTATCTCTCTATTGGAGCAATCAATTTCAACGATCGGATTGAATACGGTTGAAGTAGTTATCTCATCTGCATAAATGTCGAGAGTAGACGCAATCTCTGGCATATACTCCATTTGGTCAAAGTCTGTATATCTAATCTGCTTATTTCTAGCATGTAGAACTTTATTACTGAGGTTTCCAAATGGGTTGTGATATTCCTTCTTTTTAAACTCACGTCCCGTACCAGTAGTAAATGTATATTTTGTAATATCTTTACGGGACGAACGAGCGATTGCAGGTCTATCATAATTTACAATTGGACCACTGAAGAGGCGTGTGAGCCTCTTGAACAATGGTGATTGGTTATTGCGGGGATTATTTCCGTTGTTTGAATTTTGATCGTCTGCCATTTTTTATCCTTTTATTATCCAGCCTAAGTCGTGTTGTCTACCATCACTACCTGTAAAGGTTCTTTTCTGTTGTTGGAATCCGTGTTGCCCTTCGATCCTAGTATTCAAGACCTTATTACTTTTCGTTATTCCCTTCAACAAGGCTTTCTTATATGACTCCTCCCGCTTGTTTGCCGTCAGTGCGGTACCTCTTACCCAGCAACCTATTGAAGCAGCTATAACAAGATCATCATTATAACTTCTCATAGCCTGTGGTCTTCCGTTGTGCCAGACAAATGTTTTTATTTCATTTGCAAGACGCATGGAATTAATAGTAATTAGTTTATTTCTAACGAATTCCTCAAACTTCGCAATAACAAGTGGACGAGTTTTCATAGACATAGTAAAGCCAGGTATGCCACCAAGGGCTTCGGCGGTAACTTCATCAACATACTCATGTGTTGATTTTATACTATAATACAGATTCTTATAGTCTAAATCTTGAAGCCGGCTCAAAACGCCAATGCCTAAAGAATTATTTTCTATAATCAACAAAGCATCATTATATTCAGCAGCGATCGAATATACCAAAGGAGCAAACATATCAGGTGTTACTTTGCCTTGATACTCTGCAACCTGCTCCATTGAATGAGTATCAAAAACATGACACACACTAAAATCTGAGCCGTCGCCTCTTGCAACGTCTGCTACTAAAATATAACTGTGACCTTCGCTTGGTTCTTTCCATATCCAATAATTTCTGTCGAAACCTGTTTTTCTATTTGGTTCCGAAATATTTTCCAAGATAACATTTAGATCATCGCCATGGATAACTGTTTCGCCTGAAGCATTGAAATTACACTCTAACTCCTGAGCGATTTCTCTGCGAGACATATTTCTGGTTTCTTTTTCGAACCATTCTTGATCTCGTTCAGGGTGAACATCCCACGGTAACTTTATTGTATGAAAATCATTTTTGCCTTCTTCGGCTTCAAAATATGTTTTATGAAACCAATTGCCAACACCGTTTGGGGTTGACAGAGCGATACAACGACCACCAGTTGACAAGGTAGGGTAAAGACCTGCCCACAACTCTTCCATACCTTCGACGAACGCTGCCTCATCTACCACTAGAAGAGACAATGCTTCTGAACGACCGGCGTCTCCAGAAGTTGAAGAAGCCTTCACTTGGGATCCATTAGTCAACTCGAACGAGGTTCTGTTATCGATTGAAATGCTAGCGATCTTTAGCCATGCTGGCAAATTCTTATGGATTGCTTTTATTTTCTTGACCAAATTTGTAGCTGTTTGCAATTTGGTAGCCACGATAAGAACATTCTTATCTCTGTGAAATAACATCATCCAGCAAACATAGGCTGCCACACTCGTAGAGATGCCCAACTGTCGAGCTTTCAGGATAACATTAAACCTATGCTCTTTGAAATCTCTTAGAGACTCCTCCTGAAAATCATACATATCAAAAGGAATCAACCCCTTCATGGGGTGTGATATCTTAGCGTAGTTATTGCAAAAATAAACAGGATCCTTGCCGCAGCGAAGGATCTCTGCCATGATCTCCTTTTTGCTGGGTGGCATTATGCCTCCGGCGTATCAGGATTCTTGGGAGCAGTATCGTTAGAAGGACGCTTATCAGAAGCTAATTCTAAGAAGTCACGGAACTTTTGCTCGTGTGGTCGATCATCAGGCTGTCCAGAAGGACGGCGAATTGCTACGACTTCATCCAGACCGCCAATGGTGTATTGCTTTGATGCTTGAACCCAGGATCTAACTCTGGAAGTAGTCTGTACCATCATATCGGCAGGAGCTACCTCTGTTAGAGTTACGCTGCTCTTTGTAATATTTTTATATTCCTTTTTCAAAAACTTGACAATATCAACAAAGCGTTGCTCTATCTCATTTTCAAATTGATTTCTTGGATGAAGCTCCTGAAGCATTACTTCTCCCTGATAAGATACGATCATCTTGTCAGCAGCGAAGCGAACCTTGAAGCCGTCCATCACACGACTGTCAAGAATGGGGTCGCCCTCTTCTCTATTAAGACCGATGTTTTCTTCTAGGTCAGCACCATCATAGGCATTTGATGCCGCTTGGTTCAAACCCTTAATTACGTCTAGGACTGTTGCCATTGTTTCTTCTCCTTAAGCAGGTTTCTAAATGCTCTTTATCAGGTCGCCAGCCGGTTGCCCATCGTTCTGTTCGATCTTCTATAAAATCGACATAACATGAATAACAGCTTTGAAACCTATTCATATATAGGTCGTCCTTGGGTGAAAATGAATATGTTTTACACACTGGACATGTTCTATCTGCTGCTTGTTGTTTGTTGGGTCTTTTTACTTCTACAGATCCATTTTCTAATACGATCTGTTTTTTAGTCTTTTGCCTTGTTACTTTTGCTCTATCTTTGAGTTGCTCCAAATAATCTTTTTCTTTTTCTTCTGCCCATTCGTTGCGAAAATCTTGCACGGTGTTTTTACCGTACTTCTCCGCAATCGCTCTTTCAACAGCAGCTAAGTAATTTGGATCATGTTTCGATTTCATTGTGATGGTTGTACCGCCCTGACAATAGCAATTGAGGTTCCTACTCCAATGACAATGCCAGATAGAAGCCCAAGTGCCCCTTTGTTTCTTCTAAACCAAGTATTATCTTTTTGGATTGTTTCCTCAAGAATCTTGATCGATGATTTATAAGTGTCCTGAAGTTGATTGCAGACCTTCTTGTCCACGGAACACTCTGCAATTTTTGCATTGTTTTCTATTTTGTCTTGAAGCATTTTGCGAAAGTCTTCTTCGCTCAACAAGATCCCAACATATGTATCGGACCCTTCTTGGACTGCTGCTGGGCGAGGTTTGAATTCAGTGACCTCGCCAGCAGTAGCCGTAAGGGAAAACAATAATACTAAAGATACAACAAACTTCATATTATTTCAAGAACTTTTTGAGTCCTTCAATTCTTTTAGCAGGGCGTTTCAAGCCGCTGACCAACGTATAGGTCACCAACTTATCACGTTTATCATCTTCGTAGATTCCACGATGAATGATTGCGCCACCAGTCAAAGCTGCCAGAGTATCAAATCCAAACTCAATACTATCCATCAACCCAACTGTCTCTTCAAAAATTTCTTCACCGCCGACGACAATGCAAGCAGCACCTGTGGCAGTTGTCAAGTCAAAACCTTCAGCTAAAAGTGTTTTTTCTAAGTTCTTTTTGAGAGCGCTGGAAATAGCTGTTTCACTTTCTACATCCTTGACGCTAGTAACGCCCATGATCATGCAGCCAGGTTGGCGCATAATACTGTCATAATCTGTAGCATCAAAGGTTGTGTACTCTGAGTC